GACGCCAACGCCATGTTGTAGTAGCCAGCCTTGTCGGCGAGACGATTATCAGCCAGCATGATACGCGCCGCCTCTTCGTCGGTTACGTCAACAAACGTGACCGGGATCATGTCCCACCCCAGCGACCTGACTGCCTGCCAAGTGTTATTGCCCTTGAGGATCAGACTGGAAGATTCCTGCACGGCTATTGGGCGATAGATGCCGTTGACCCGCAACGATTCCGCTATCGCCCCGATGTCGCCTTGGCGGGCGTTCTCTGGGTGAGGCTCGACCGAATCGACAGGCACCCACACACAACCATCCAACCCTGAATGTCGGGGGGTTTCACCCGAGATGTGCCCCCAGCGCTTTCCTGCCTTTGTTGGTTTTGCCTCAGGGTCGTCGGTTAAGCCGAGACGCACACGGATTGTTTCCAAGGCGTCTTTCTGGTCGCCCATCGCGTCGAACCATTCCTGAAAATACCCTGCCTCTACAAGCAGAAGGTTTTTCCCGACGTGGATCTTCTTCGTTGTTGCTTCGACAGGTTCGTTGTCGTCTGACCCGCCGCCGAACAGGTCCTCTTCGTCTTCCAACTGCTGAAGTTGTTCCAACGAACGCCGATCCCACCCTGTGCCCTCAAGGTCGGGGCGGAGACGCTCAATCAGTTTGATCAAATTCGGGCGATCGTATGTCGCCAAATCCGATGTCCTGTTGTCGGCCAGCAAGATGCGTTTCGCCTGGGCATCATCAACCTCGACGTAGATGGCAGCGATCTCACCCCACCCTAAAGATTTCGCTGCCTTCCAAGTGTGGTTACCCGCGAGGATGTTGCCGTTCCTGAGATCGGCGACAATCGGGGAGTACTGGCCGTTGACGTTGAGGCTTTCAGCGATCCCCTGAACATCCCCCCTGCGCGGGTTCGCAGGGTGGGATTGAACAGAGTCGATCGGTATGGCTAGACCCTCAAGGTCCGCAGCGATATTTGCCACTAAGCGGCCTGGGTGATCCTGTTGTGGTCTCTGCCGTGGGTTGTCCACTTGTGGATCCACTGCTTGGAGCACTCAAGCGCCTCGGCGAGATTCTCCAAGGTTTCACCGTGCTTGCGGGCAAAGCGAAGATCGTTCAGCAGGGCGTCCTGGGCTCTGTGATAGTTCTCTTTCGCTGCGACCATGTTGGCGTGGCTGTCCTGCACCAACTGCACGATTTCCTCAACTGGTTCTGTTCTCCTTCTAGGCATAACGTTTCATTCCTCTCTGGGCCTTGACCCACAGTTTGTCAGACTCTGTCTGAGCCCATGTTCTTGCTTTGCTAACTTCTTTACCCACACCAACGGGTTTGAGCCCCTCGGTTTCTATGTCGTGTGCTGATTTGCCGGATAATTGTTCGCTCTCCAGTTTCTCCAACCGTTCACTCTGTGTCGGGGACAACAATGTTCGCCCACCCTTCGTATCCGTGCTTCTCGAATATGAGTTCCGCTCGGTAAATCCTGTTGTACCTGATCGCTACCGTCGGGCCGCTCGTTTTGATGCTGTCCTCTGGCATCAGGATGATCCCAGGCTCATGGTCGTCAATCATCACGCCGTTCATCACGATAAAGCCGTCGTTGCCGACGCTGATGACCGTGTTCTCATCGACGATTTCCCAACCGTAGAACACTTTCAGTTTACGGTTTAGATTCATCGCTAGGCGCGCCATCATCGAAACTGCGATGTTGTGCGCGATGGACGCCGCCAACGCCGGGTCCTGATCACCAACGTGACCGCGGGCAATCCCCAACGCTGTGGACCACTGATCGTCCGCGACCTGGAGGGCGCTTGCCATCTCATCGAGATCGTTCTGTGGCACATCCTCGCGTCCACGAGCCATGTGGTGTCTGGGTAGGTTTTGATTCATGTCTTCCTCGCTGTTGTTTGTCATTTTGTCCTCGCTATAAGGGTCTTGACGAGATCGTTCAGGACGCTGTCCTGTCCTGCCTCGTCGCCGTCGGTTACGGCATCTACAACAACCCGCTTCTTCTGGATCAGTTCGTAGATGTCGTCATCGATGGTTCCGTCGGCCAGCATGTACCACGCTGACACGTTGTTACTCTGGCCGATGCGGTGGCAGCGGTCCTCGGCCTGATCGTGTTCGGCTGGGGTCCAACCCTGTTCAATGAACAATACGTCTGACGCTGCGGTGAGGGTGAGGCCCACACCTCCAGCCTTCATGTTCAGCACGATCACTCGGTTCTCTGGGTTGTTCTGGAAAGCGTCGATTGCTTCTTGGCGCTTGTCCATGGAGTCCTTGCCTGCGACACGCAGCCCGCCGTACTTGTTGGCGATCTCATCCACCACGGAAATATGGTGAGCGAAGACAACCAACTTGCGGTCGGTGCTGTCCAGGAATGAATCAATCCACTCGCATGCAGCGGCGACCTTGCCCTCACCGGCGAGCCGCTTCAGGGTCGTGATCTTCGCGAGGTGGTCGGCAGCGTTGCCGCCTGCGCCGTTCTCTGAGAAGTACGCCAGCGTGTCAGCCTCGGCTGCACGATACTGCTTGATGGCGGGGCCGCTCAGATCGACCTCGATGGTGTAGCGCTCCTTCTCGGGGAGTTCGGTCAGCACGTCAATCTTGTTGCGTCGGACGTAACAAGTTTGGCGGAGCGTCGTGTTCAACTCTTCCTCGTTGGAGGAGCCCGTGAAATCCCAACCCCACCCGTTGTGCTTGGCGTTGCAGTACCGCTTACGGAAGTTCCACGACCCGCCGAAATCTTCGATGCGGTCCAGGATCTCCAACTGCGCCACCAACTCAATGGGGCGGTTCAGAACGGGCGTGCCTGTCAACGCCAAGACCATGCCCTCGTCGGGGATGGACGCTGCGATGTCCTTAAGCGCCTTGGTGCGTGCTGCGGCAGAGTTCTTCGCGTAGTGGCTCTCATCGAAGATCAGCGACTGGAAGCCAGCAGCGATCAGGGCGTCCTTCTGCTTAGAGAGAATGTCGTAGTTGATGATCACCACGTCAGCGTTTTTCACGCCAGCCTGGTTGTCCACGATGTGCGTGGTCTTGCCGGGAAGCCACATGCGGACCTCGCGCTGCCAGTTGTGCTTCAGGGAAGCAGGGCAGACGACGAGCGCCGGGTAGACGCCACCTGCCTGCACTGTTGCCAAAGCCTGAACGGTCTTCCCCAACCCCATCTCGTCGGCGATGAATGCCCGCCGCGTGTCGAGGGCGTAGCGGACACCTGCCCTCTGGAAGGGCCTAAGTGCGAGCGCCGCTCCTGTGTCTGGGTGAACAGTGCCGAGGCCCTTGACTTCAAGGTCGGCGTCTGTCGCCTCTGAATCAACGCCTCGGTTCACGGCCTCGGCTACCGACTTGTTCAGTTCGGCTTCGATCTCTGGGTCGATGTCGAAGCCGTGCGCGGCAGCGACGCCGAGAGCCTGCTGAGCCGATGTGGCAGGAACTACCCATACCTTGCGCTTGGAGTCCCACCTGCGTCCCGTGATTGCTTTGACGGCATCCACGACATCGCCCTCGTAGTCGAAGGTGAATACGAGGGTGCGCCCCTCAAGGGTAACGGTGCGCGACAGGGCAAACGCCTCGGGAGCGACTGCCTCTTGGCTGGAAAGAGCCTGCGCCGTCACGGCATCTGCCGCGAAGCCGTGAGTCTCCACGAACGTGCGGAGCATCCCAGCGGCGTCGATCGGGACAAGCCAGCGCTTCCTGCCAGGGCTCCACTCAGAACCGACGATCTTTCGGATGGCCGACACGAGGATGCCGTCGTACTTGAACGCAACGATGAACATGTCGTCCTCAAGGGTGACGGTGCGCGACAGGGCGGACTCGCGGGAGCGTTCCGCTTGGCGTGCTTCGTCGCGTCCGTCCCCACCGACCTCGGGCGGGACGGGGAGGTCGTCGTAGATGAAGCCGTATTCTTTCAACTGGCCTGAGTACTTGGCGAGCATGCGGTAGGTCTCCCAAGTGACAGCGTCCGACATTTCAGACGGGTCCATCTCTACGACCCGCTTGCCGAACTTGGTGTCGCTGCCATTGAAGCCGACACCATCGTCGGTATGGGCCCCGTCGCAGCGCGACGCTATAACGGCGCAGGCAGCCCAGATAGTGGACTTAGTGTCTTCTAGCGTGGTCGTGTTCATGTCTTCGCTCGTTTCGGTGGTTTGATTCACGCTTCTATACTACCACCGGTTGACCGAATTGACAACCCTGCTGGACGGCAGCGTCAGGGCTTCCTGCTGTTCATCCTCAACGTGTGGACCTCCCGCGCCAACGAAACCATCTGCTGAACCAACGGTTTCGACACACCCAATTTTCTCGCTATCTGAGAATAGGTAAACCCGCCGCCGCCATTTCCGAAATCGCACGCCTCCTTCACAGAAAGCGCCCGCTGCGTAATCACCGTCTCCCTAAACGAATGCAACGCAGGCAAAACCTTCGTATTTAGAATCCGTGCCCGTTCCAACGGATCCTCGGTATCCATTGCTTCCCTCATCAGAGGATCAAGTTTGATCATCGCACCCCCACCTCGTTCACCACGATCAATACCCTGTCCTCTCCGCCATCAACCTGGGGAGAGCGGAACTCCAAAGCCTTCACGAAGTTAGGGCCGTCGTCGGGTAGCACCCCCGCATCCACCAACCCATCGATGCATGCTTTCGCCACCGGGAAATGGCCACCCGTATCTGCCATGTGGCGACGATCTTTCCGTAACGGAATAAACACCACCTCAATCTCCCCCAACGAAGGAACTCCCGCCTCCGTTGCTGCTGCGAACGCTGCCTCTCGCCACGCCTTCACCAACTTTGCTCGCTTGTGGTAGTGCATGCCTCGCTCGCTGTTCAGGGTAAATAGTTTCCCTGGGATCACAAGCGTCCAACAGCGGTTCACATAGGCAGCCTATCCGCTCACTGTTTGTCATTGGAGGGATTCCCTGACCTCGCCGAGGCGTTTCACTGATTCTTCCCGCGAAAGGCCCTGACCTGCGCCAAGTGCCGGACGGTAAATCTCTGTCTTCCTAGAAGCACCGAGATGCTCGCGGAACTCTGCCCACGACGGCCAGAACTTGCAGTTGTCCTCCACGCTCTTCGCCGCCGCCATCGCCTGATCAAAATCAAACGGAGAAAGATTCGATGTCCAGTTGTGAACCTCTTCGGCGCTCAGCCTCTTCGACGGGAACGACACAGAAAGTTTCGCCAAGACGTAATCCGATTCATCCTCAGTCATCACGTCCACTGAGTTCCCTTACGAGAATTGACCTTGCGCTGGACCGTGCGCTTAGCCAGGCCGTCACGTTTTTCTTCTTTCGCCTTCTCTTCGCGGGCCTTGTCAAGATCCTTCTTCGTGAAGGTCCCGTCGGTGTAGGCCGTGTCGATTCCCATTTCGTTCCTCTCTCGCTTGTTTGATTGCGTCCCACCCCTTCGGGATGGCCGTGGTTTCTTCCACCGGCATTGTCGCCGGATCCAACTCAGACCAATGATTCGCGATTGCCATCGCAGTCATTGAAGCGCCTGGAAACTTGCGGCGGTACAACTTCGCCCTCGCGTGAATTTCATCCGCTGTCGCTTCAGACTCCTTGAGCAACTTTACGGCGCGGCCATAACGACCGCGTTCGTTGCTGTTGATTGTCGATGTGTTCACGCCGCAAACTTCCATGAGCGCGTCCCAGATAGCGTCACGCTTGCGTTGACCTTTT